CATCGTGGTCGAGGAACTGACAACCTTCGTCATGATCTGCGAGTAGTTGCCCTGACGGACAGTGTTCGCGCGAGAATCGTTGGCGAGGTCGTCACCCTGAATGTGCTTGTTATCGACGTTCGCAGCGGTCAGGCTGTCGGTCTGCCACTCATGAAAAACCTGAGTTGCATTCTCCGAACCAATCGCTTTCTGGAACGGGCAATCATCGGGGAAGAGTGCGCCGATGGTATCGGACAAATCCTCCCGAATACCCACGCGGGCGACCGCCTGGATAGTGTTTGAAGGTACGGACATTGTGTATGTCTCTTATCGTTGGGGCTACCAGCCCTTTGTTTCGATGAGCTTCATGAAGGCTTCCCCGGCGACATCTCTGTTCTTCGAGGTCAGCGCTTCGTTAAGCTGTGCGATGTTTCGAGCATGTGATTGTCCTGGCGTCTGGGCAACACCTGGCCGCGCCGTAACGGGTGGCTTGCCTTTGGCCGCGCGAACCTTGGCCATCCTGTCCTTTTGCAGTGCGTCGTACTTGTCGGCTTTCGCCTTCCAGTCCGCCGCAGTCCGCATGGCCAGAATGTCAACGGCGCGGGCCGATGCAATCAGCTCATCAGGAAACCCCATCTCCTTGGCGACTGCCGTGAGCTTGCGCTGCAACTCAGGGCCGGTCGTAGGATCGGCGTATTCCGGGAAATTCTCGACGATGACGCGGTGTTGTTCCGCGTGATTTGCCTGCTCAAGCTGAGCGGCACGCACTTGCGCCTGCTGGGCATACTGCATCGCCTGATGCTGCAACTGCTGTTGCTGGGCTTGGGCGGATTCGTATGCGTCTAGCTGTTCTGCATACGCCTGCGGGTTGTAACCCATCAATGCCGGGTTCGGCTTCTGCGGCGTGATGCTCTGCGCGTACTGTTGAAGATGCTGGGCGACTTGGGCGTCGTAGGCTGCGAGTTGCTGCTGAGCCTCTTGAAATGCCGTCTGCTTTGCCTGCGCTGCTTCTTGCGCCTTTGAGTGGAAGCCCTTCTCAAGCTCGCCAACGCGCTTTGTGAATGCCTCTTGGGCATCGCGCGGCCAGCCTTTGAATTTCTCCTTCGTCTCGGCGTCCAACGAAACCGGCGGCTCGATGGGAGGAAGATCGTCGGCTTCCTCTTCGAGTGTCGGTTCGTCATCGGCTCCCTCGTCGGTCGGCTCATCGCCTTCCGCTTCTGCCGGTTGCTCTTCTTCGTCCGTGACGCCGAATGCTTCCTCGCCCAGACGGGCGTAAATATCTTCAGCGGTCTCAACGGGCGCATTGTCGGCGTCGTTGGCCACTGCCTCGTTAGGCTGGGTGTCCATGATCGTCCTTTGGTTGGCAGGGTTGGTTCCCCGCTCGTGCTGTTGGCCGTCTTTCCGGCTGTCATTTCCCTTGAGGGAATTAATATCCCGCGACCCTCAGCAGTCTTTGCCGTGCGTCGGACAGGTTCTCGATGCGCTCTGACTTGAGCTTGTCACGCCGCGCCAGCTCGCCATCCATGACGACTTCGGCCATTCCGGCGTTCAGCGTGTCCACGACCCTTAGCGCAACCGATAGCGTGGTGATCTTGTCGGCGCGGTTCGCGGGGTGAAGCTCGGTTGCGGCGACCTCTCTCAGGCGTGTGGTGTATTCATTTTGTAGCTCGGCAAACATCGGCGTCAGGAACTCGTCCAGCGCCGATTGTGCGCGTTGAGCCCGCGCGATGCGTTCGGCTACGGTCATGCAATCTGTGCAATCAGCGCGTTGACCTGCGTCTCGGCGTCGGCAAGCTGGCCCTGTAGGCTAGCGACCTGCGCCTGTGCCGCGTCGCGGTCGGACGATGCCTGCGCGAGGTCGGCCTGCGCCTTAGCAAGCGCGTCTCGGTCGGATGAGCGTTCGGCAATCATGTTCTGAATGGCATTCGCGAGGTTATTGAGTGCTTCGGTAATCACGCGGTCAATCCTTTGTTCTTCGGTGAGAATGAGTTCTTCGGCATCGTGGAAAAGTCGTATCGCTCCAGCTTCGAGGATGTTCTGCACGGCTCGGACGCGGGCGAAGAGGTGATCTTCACTCACTTGCCGAGCTTTGCGCGAGCCTTGGCCTTGATCCTGTTCTCGGTGCCCTTGGAGATGTTACCGGCGTTGAAGGAGCGCGTTGCGCCGCCGATTGCGAGGCGGGCATGGGTTTTATCACCGATGGGGAACGAGCCGTTCGGTCCAGCCTTCTTGCCGGGGACTTTGCTGCGCTTCATCATTTGTCGAGTTTCCCTCCCGGTCGCATCTTCGCGATCTTCTGTTGGCTCTCCAGTTGCGTTGCGTGCTTGTGCGCCTCAAGCGCCATCTGCTGCTGATCGATGAATGCCTGTAGGTTCTGCTGGCGCACCGCCAATGCCGCTTCCTGGGACTGGCGCATCATCTCAATGTGCGCTTCGTCCATGTGCTGCGCTGCGGCCTGCTGGAGCTTCTGAGCGTCCGCCTGCTGCTGTGCTTCAATCGCCTGCTGCTTCACCTGGACCTGTGCCATCAGCGCCTGCGTTTTCGGGTCTTGCTGCGGCGGCTGCGGATTGTCCTGCGGATGCGTGAACATGTCGTTCGGAGCGAGGCCCATGTCGCGCGCCAGACCAACCGCGTTGTTGTAAACGTTCTCCTGAGTGACCACGGGCGACTGCGACATCATGAGCATCGACTGCACCTGACCTAGCATCTGCCGGTACATGATGCGGTCTTGTTTGGAACCTGAGCCAAGGCCAACAGTTACGCTGACCTCCAGGTCCTCGGGCCACTGCGATGGATCGACCTGACGATACTCGCCATCCACGCGAATCTGGAACGGCTGCCCATACTGACGCATGAGCCCGACCTTCTTCATGAACAGCCGGGCAACGCCTTCCGCGAAGTTGCGGATAATGTAGCGCTCCATCTGCTGCCCACGCGCCATGAGCTGGGCTTGACCCTTGGCGGTGTCGTTCAGCGTATCTTCGTCAACGCCTTTGTTGAGGCGAGTGATTCCGGTTCTGGACTCACGCTGGGAAATCTTGAACTCGATTGCCTGTAGCGCAATCGCGGAGACATCCTGACGCACCTCCGGCTTGGGCTCTACCTGCCCCTTCCATCTGACAATGCGCCCGGGCCTGACCGTGAGCATGTCGTCAAGCGTGTGCTCGCCGCAGCTATCCTCATGAACGAATGTTCCGGGCGCAATGGCTTGATATACGCTGTCGAGCATGTTGCGCTCAAGCACCGTATTGACGCGCTGAATATCCATTGTCTTGTCAGCCAGCGACTGACCGATGAGACGCCCCTGCATCGGGTACGGGCACCAATATTCGAACGGTTGGTAATCGGCTTCGTCCAGCTGGAGGATCGTGTTGCCGACGCGGTGAACGCACAGCCTTTCCGCAATGCCATCACCGTTCAGATCGTAGAGAACATATTCCTCGTTGAGCCACACCCTGCGATTGGCCCCGGTGCGGTCCTCGATGTTGAGCCAGCTATTGCGCCCGTCATCGCGCGACATGCCGAGCGCATCGCTGTACGGCGCGTTGCCTTGAGACAGGTCGAGACCGTCAACCTGAAAGCCCATCTCCACCAGCTCGGACAGGCTCTTTTGCGTGACGTGGGCAATATACACAGCCGAGTCCAGATCACGCGCATCGGGCGCAATGCGGAACTCTTCCAATGGCACGTGGTAATCGGGGAACTGCGCGGCTGTCTCTTCCAACGTGACCGCATGGATCATCGGCGCGCCGTCAATCGGGTGTGCCTGGTCGGTCTCTTGAGCTTGTATCGCGTTGTCCGGCATCATCGCCGGGTGATACATTCCCTCGACGCGCTGCTTCTTGCGCTCGACGCACGACTTAACCACGCCGATCTTCTCAAGCAGGCCAGCCTTGGCCCAATCGTGGATCAGCCGGTAACCGGACTTTCTCCGGTAGATGTAGTGCATGGCCTCGGTGATGTCGTCGGCCAAGTCCTCGTCTTGTTCGTTGGACGGCTCGAACTCAACCACCCTGCCGGATGCAACGAACGCATCAAGCACAGAGGTCAGCATGTAATCGGTCGTCTCGGCTACGTCCCTCGCGACAACCTGCGAGCGGCCCTCTTCCTCGTCGCCGTATTCGTCGCCGTTGTATGACTTGATCGCCGCTTCAACGTCATCGAGCAGCGTGCCGTCATAGGCGCGCGATTCCTCTGATTGGAGGAACGCTAGGAATTGCGGATCAACGTCGATCATTTGACCCCCAGAGCCAGCGCCGCCGCAATATGTCCGGGCGGAAGCTGGTTGAGCATTTCAGGGTCAAAGCCCGCCTCTTGGAGAGCGTCCTGAATGCGCTGCATGTAGGCATAAGTGCGGTCACGGCGCTCGATAATCTCCGGTGAGAGCAAGCGCGGTTCGTTCTTTGGGGCCGTGAGAAATGAAAGCATCACACGATCCCTTTCGATGAATAGACAATTTTCTGTTGCGCTTTCGGCTCTTCGTAAGCGATGCACATCAGCCCGAATGCGTCAGCCCCGTGGCTCGACCAATCGTGCTCTGGACCGAGTCCGATGTCGCGGTTCTCGTCCTTGCGTTCGTGATACCAGCCAAGCGCATCGCGTCCGGCTTCGGTCGTCTTTTCGTTGAACCTGATGGACGGGAACAATCGGCGGGCAGCTTCGACCCGCTTCATCGCGGCTTGCTTGCCCTGGTTCTTCACAACCTGAACCCTGAAACCAGCGGCGCGAATGTGATCTTCGAACTTGTCTGCGGTCAGGTGGTCGGGTGCGGCGCCGTCATGCGGCAGATAGCAAAGCGCCGAACCATAACCCTTGTCGCGCAGCCAGTTGAGGTGCGTTGCAAGCGGCTGGCCGACCGCTTCGTAGTAATCCAGAACGCGAATTGATGAGCCGATGAATTGACCGACCCATATGGCTGTCGCGTCACGAGTGCCGATGTCCCAGAAGCAGCGGTATTCCATCAGCGGGTCAGGATCGACCTCGCCAATGCGCCCCTCGTTCTTGGCTGCCGTCAGGGCCGCTGCGTAATAAGCGCCCTCGGCTATCGTGATATAATCGCCTTCCCAGATATGCGAATATTGATCCGGCTGCATTCTCAGGCAGTCCAGACGCTCTTGCTCCAGCTCGGCGGTGAACCACGGATTGTCGCGCCAGTTCGCCCTAACAACCTTCGCGCCGGTCGGTATCTCTGCGCCCCGGAACATTACATCCACGGGATCGCTCTTTCGTCGCGGGTTGTAGCTCCACCACATTTGCGAACCGGAGGCGCGCATTGTTGGCCGGTACAGCGACAGGCTCTTTGACGTTGCCCCCTGCGCCTCTTCCCACCAACCGCGCTTGAACCCCTCCAGCGACTTGATGCTGTCGGCGGTGTAATCGTTCATGCCCTTGAAGATGATTATCCCATCTCCAGGCGTCGAAATCATGTCCCGATAAACCTTGAAGCCGTCAGCCGGTCCAAGCTTGAAGTCGGATAGCTTGGTTTCCAGCAGCAGCTTCGATGACTGCGCCAAGTCCTTTTGAATCTCGCGGATGCAGACAGACCTTAAACCCTCGCCCGCGCTCTCACCCGGAGCCGCAAGCGAATCCTCAATCAACAGACCAGCGAAGAAATGCGATTTCCCCGACCCCCTGCCGCCGTGAGCAACCTTGTCTCGGGCTCGTTCCAGCAATGGCGAAAAGACCTCGGCGGTCTCAATCTCCAGGACGGACAATGCTTCGCCTGATCTCGTGGATCAGCGGCGCGTTGGGATCGCCCGCAACCTGAAGCGGCAACAGCTTCGGGACT